GTTGCCGTTCCCGCTCTGGTCCTGCCATGTCATCACGTTCTCCGCGTTGACCGGCGTGACGCTGGTGGCGTCGAGAACTCCAACGTCGGAAACCCACCATGCGGCGGGCGCAAGGTCGAGCGGGGAGAATGCGGCAACCTCACCCGCCCCCGTAGCGTTCCACACGGCAGGACGCGCCACCGCTCTGGCGACTGCTCGGTTTAGTTGGAACGGGCGGGACATGCGGTTAGAAGCGCGAGGAATTGACGACAAGGAGGATGGACGGAGCGGTTGCGCCCGCGAGAGTCACGCGCACGGTATCGATGTCTCCGACGTTCTCAAAGACGCGCTCGAATGCTTCGGTGCCGGTGCCGGTATCGCCGGATGCGAACGTCACCCATGAGCTTCCCGCCTTGTAGTTGACGGTGATGGTGCCGCTGCCGAAAGTGCCGGAAACTGCGACGGTGAATTCGGTCCCGATGGCAACGCCAATGTCGGTGCTGCCGTTGGCTGAAAGAGTGGTGGTCATGTGTCGAGGATGGTTACGGTTTCGGTGTCGCGGGTGATGGTAACGAGAATGTCGTTCTCCGCGATGGTGCCGGTGATTGCGATGTCGAGAGTGGGTCGCGTGACGGTGATGGTCATGCGTCGATGATTTGCCAAGTGCCGCCGACGTGGTGCTTTGTCAGGCTGTTAGCGTCGGTCGTGGCGAGGTTGTAGGCGTAAACTCCGGGCGTGAGCGTGATCGTGTTGATCTGGTCAATCGTGATGACCCACGCGCCCGCCGTGGTGGTCAGGGTCAGCCCGCTTCCGCCCGTCAAGGTCAACGCCGCCGTGTCGCTACCGGCGATCTTGACGGTAAGCGTCGCGCTAGAAAGTGCCGCGCCGTTCTCTTCGGCAATCGTGATGTCGAACGACTCAAGACTCCCGCCTTCGTAGCAGGTCGGGAAATCAAGTCGGGCTTGGTCGGTGCAGCTCATTATGCGGTGGCTTCGCAGATAATTATAACTTGAAACTCGGCGGCGCCGCCGGTGATGACTAGGTCACCCGCTCCCGCTACGCCGTCCGCCCCGAAAATCGAGAACACAACCCCGGCGACTAGCTGCTCGGCGGTGAAAACCGTGGTGTTGAATGTGAATGAAACCAACCCCGATACAACTTTGATCATGACCCCACTAATGGCCGTCATGGTCCCAAGACTCACGCCCTCGAAGTCCTTCCCGTCTCCGGTGTTGTTGGTGAGTTTTACGCCTCCGACGCCCGCCGTGGTGTTAGTGGACGAGACGATTGCCGAAACGCCAAGCCCAGCGGTGATGGCGATGTTGAGCGTCGCGTCGTTGTTCTCCGGGTCGGTCTCCGTCAACGTCACGTTCGCGCCGGAGCCGCCCACGGTGTAAACGGCGGTCAAGGCGGCGTTCGCGTTGAAGGCGGTTCGGATAGCCCCGGCAATGAGCGTCGCGGTCGTGTGGGTCGCGGTCGTCAAGGCAACCGAGAACGCGAGAGGCGAGCCGGTAACGCGGGCGGCGGTGACAGTAACTGCGAGGTTCCCGTTCGAGGTCGCACCCGCAGCCGCAACAACCGTCGCCGTCTCAACCTGCGCAACCGGAGTCGTCCCAATCGTCGCAATGCCGGTCTCGGTATCAATCGTCAACGTGTCGCCTGCCGTCGCCAAGGTCGCGGAGACGCAATAGGCTTTGGTCGCGCCGGTTAGCTCAATCGTTTGCGTGGATAGCCCGATTTGCTGCTCGTTTGCGACGTTGGTTTTCGTCGGTGTTCCGTTCGCTACAAGGCCGTAGAATGCTCTCGGGTCTCGGATCGTTCCCATGCGCGGGTTCTATTGCAACTTTTATGCATTTGCAAGCGCGGAGTTACTCGCTGGCACGGATGACGATGGTTCCCGCCGTGTTGGCTGCCGCGCTGGTCAGGGTGAGGCTGCCGATCAGGTCTGTCCGCCCGGTTGAGTTCCAAGTCTGGAATCCGCCGTTAGTGGTGATGGTGTCCTTGATGACGCTTCCAAGGGCTGCCGTGACGCTGCCAGAGGTCACGGTCACAAGGATGCCGTGGACCTTCGCCATGGTCGGCAGCGCGGTCCCTTCAAAATCAACGCCGTCGCCGGTGATGATGACCTTGTCCACCCCGCCCGAAAGCGTCGCGCCGGAAACCGTCGTATTGGCCGCCGACTCCGCGAGCGTGTAGGCGTTGCCATACTCCCCGGTATTCGCGGCTGAAATCGTCACTACTCCAAGCACGTTGACCGCGTCCACGATTGTCTCGTTCGCGTCGATCTTGCTCGCGGTGTTGCTCGCGGTTTCGGTTGCCGTCGCCCCGATAGTGATTTCCGTGGCGGTTGCGGCGGACGCCTTGAACGTGTAAACCGTGCCGTTGATGGTGACGGTATCGTTGGCGGTTGGCAGGCCAGTGAAGGTGATTGTCCCCGTCGCCTTGACCCCGGTGACATCGCCCGACGCCACGCCGGTCGAGGTCGCAAGGGTGATAACGTCGCCGCTGCCGTCGAACTCGAAGTCGATCTCATATGCCACAAGGGCGAGCGGCATGGACTTGCGGCTGGATGGCACGCCGGATGTCCCGGTGAACCCGTTGGATGCCGTCTCCGTGGACGCCATGCCGTATTGTGCGAAGGTTGAAGTGGCCATGATTGAATGGTGTTAAGAGGATAGGTAGAACGAGATTGCAATCGGGAAGATGGCGGCAACGTCATCGTCAGGGTCCGTCCGCGTGACTCGCCCGTTGCGGACGTAGAGGTATTGCGCCGATTCGTAGTTTGGTCCCGTGATGTTCTCGCCGGGGAAGTCGATCAAATACGTGTAGGTCGTTATGACGATGTTGAAATTATCGCCCTCCGTTGGCGGCGTGATGCTGGTCACTAGCCCGTCGTCAAAGGAGATTTGCCCGTCGAATCCGTCCGCATAGGTAAGGACTCCGGTCCCGTTGCCCTCAACCACTACGGCATCGCCGCCCGCGTTGGTCCTTACCGTTACTTGGTGGCGCTCTCCTTCTGCGATCATCTTGAACGGGAGAGTGTCACCTTCTTCCTCGCCTTCGCCAAGCGGCTTGATGATCGGTTCGCCCTCGCCCTCAAGCTGCTCAAGAGACCGCACCTCGTGCTTGTCGTCCGGTCCCGCCGTGTAGCCTTTGTAAATCTCCCGCTTCCCGCCGATGTTGGCAATCTCGACAAGCTGGTTCGGAAGCTCGCGGTTGCCGGTCAAGCGGCGAACTGCGCGGGGCTTTTCAGGTGTCCCGCCGTCGCCTTCCGTTTGGAGAATCAGGAAGAAATAATCCCCCTCTTCCTCGCCTCCCGATGGTGACGGGCGGACGTGATGAATCGACTGCTGCGCTTCCTCGAAAGCCTCAATCGTCACGCTCTCGCCGTCGAACTTCGGAACGCCGTCCGCGTCGGTCTTGACCCGCAGGTAAACGAACGAGACCACGCCAGGGAGCGGAAGCGGCTCGACCTCTTCGTTGTCCATCGCGACGCCCGCAATCTTCGGCACGATATACCCGGTGACGCCAAGCTCTGATTCGCTCGCGCCCGCGTTCTGGTATGTCAGATACCCCTGGGTGACGGTGACTTGATACTCCGGGGGATCGGATGAGGGAACCTGGGTGATGGAAGTCCAGAACGGTTGGAGCTTGGACGGAACGAATGGCGATGACTTGCCGCCAGTGGCGCGGATCGCGTTCTGTAATTCCTCAATGCAGCGCCCCAACTGATCCATGTGGGCGGCTTTGACCGGCATGGTTCCGCCGCCTTTGATTCGCGGCGGTCTGGTGAATGAGTTGGCCATATTATGCTGGTTGAATGACGCCGCTTCCGCCTTCGTAAAGGATGCCGAGGTAGCCTCCCGGCCCCGATGCCTCGAACTCGTAAACCGCCGACCATGAATCGTTGTTCGCGCTTGAGTCGATGATGCCGGTAAGCATCCACTCGTATCCGTCAGCAAGTGTCGGCGCTCCCTGTGGCGTGTCCACTACGGTTCCAACTCGACGATACTCGACGTTCGGGGCGGGCGCATTTCGGGCGGTCTCGCGGGTATGCCGGATCGTCTTTCGCTGGTAGGTCAGAACCCCCGCCTTGATGAGTCTCGCCCAATCAAGCGGGCTGGCGGAAAGCTCACCGGATGTTACTGCGGTTGTTGAGAAATTCACCGCAACGTCAAACTCGCCGCTGTCCACGTTGAGCGCCCCGAATTCGTAGTTCTCGGAATCGGATTCCGGGTCGTAATCCGGGTTCGGCTCGATGCGGCCTTGGATGAGATTGGCCAGCTTGTTCTTCTCCGCGATAGGAAAGGCGATGGCAACCGGATGGGTCATGATTGGCTCCTCGACCACCACGATTTGCCGCGTGTATCGGTCGCTTGCCGACTCATCGGTTCCGTCCGGGAACTCGGCCGTTTGCGCCCCGCCCTTCGTGTAGGTCGCGGAAACCTGCCATGTGCCACCCTCCCAGAATGCGGATTTCGTGGAAATCTTTGCACCCGTGTAGGTGCTTGTGGTTCCGAGCGGGCCGGTGCTTGATGCCGGAATGGTCGCGGGGATGAGATTCAGAGCCGCCTCCAAGCCGATGCCTGTTGAGTTCACCGCGCCTTCCACACTGATCGTGGCAAGCCCGGTGGCGTCGATGTCGATTTGGGACTTCTCTTTCTCCCAAGTGATCGCGCTCGTCGTGATTCCAAATGCGTTGCGTGCCATCGTTTATTGGTAGGTTGCCACTCGGTTTTTCGCGGTGTTGCGGGCGATGGTGCGGAGTTCCTTCAAGCTCTCGCGCTGGTAGTTGATCGTCTGGATTGCGGAGTTGAACTCGGTCGCGCTCCCGCCGATTTTCCCTTTGGACGAAAGCAGGTCGCCGCCGTTGATCCGCATGCCCGAAAGGATGCTGTCGATTCCCGAGAACGCCTCCATCATGGCGGATTGGCGCTCGATCCCCTTTTGGAGAGCGTCGCCGAATCGGCTGCGCTCGGCATTGATGGCGGTTCGCGCTTCGATCTTCTTTCTAAGGTCTGCTTCTTGTTTCGCATATTCCAGCCGGTTCTTGGCGGATTGCTCGGACGTTTCCGCCGCTTGAATCTCCTTGTCGATGGTATCGAGCTTGTCGCGGTAAGACTTGATCTCCGCGTCGTTGAATCCCTTGGACTGCTCAAGTGCCGCCATCTGCTCCCTGAGCCCCTTGGCCCTACGGTCCTCCATCTCCATGAGGGTCCGGCGTGCGGATTCCCCCATCTTGGACCCGGCCGCAGCGGCGGTTTCCATGTTCGCCTTGTGGCGTGCGGACTCTCGTTCAGCGAAGGCAAGCGCGGCCTCCATGTCGTGCATCTTGGCGGCGAAGTCGCCCATGCCCTTGTTTGCCGCCTTGTCCATCTCGCGCTCAACCTCGGAACGCTGCTTGATGAGGTCGGCGATGAGCTTCGATGCCGCGCCCGCGTCATCGGCCACGTTGCCAAGGATGTCGATAGGTTTCGGCATGTCGCCGCCACCGATCTTGGCGAGGTCGGACTTGAGTGCATTGATGGAATCCTCGGCCGCCCTGGTCTCGCCGGTCGCCTTGCCCTTTCGGTCAAAGTTGCCTGTTGGGTCGCCGAATCGCCGGAAGGTTTCCGCCATTCTTGCGGCGTTCTTCTGCTCCGCGAGCATTGCCGCCTGCTTAATCCGGTAGTCGTCCATCTTCTTCGCTGCCGCAGTGAGACCGGAGGCGTATTTCTCGTTCGCGGCATTCAGCGCCTCAGTCTCCTTTTTGACCGCTTCCGCATTGGTCATCATGTTCATCAAACCCTCGCCGAGAACGGTTTCGGCGACCGCAGCAAGCGAGACCGCGCCAGCTAGACCCATCCCGCCACCGAGCGACATGATGATTCCGGGGATGTTGTTCAGAAGCCCGCGCATCCCGGCAACCGCGAAGTCCTCGACGCCGCGTGAGATTTCAAGGACTCCCATGCCGCCGCGTTGATGGCCGGACTTGCCGCCTCCCATCCGGTCCACCTTGCGCTTCAGATTGTCGGCATCCTTGCCGATCTTCTGCATTCCGGTTGTTACGGATGTGAAGTTTGCCTCCCCTGTTACCTTGATGTCGGCCATGGTGTCAGATTTCTAAGGTTTCCCCGTCGTCAAAGTCCTCGGTGAATGTTTGCGCCCTCTCCCGCCAGTTGAGCAAATCCGCGTCGATCTTCCCTTGGATGGTGCTTGACCACTTCCGGGGTATTCCCTCGAAAACGAGGAAGGCGTGGATGAGTTGAAATCCCTCTCCCATCGAGATGCCCCACAAGGCTTCCTCTCGCTGGATTCCGTTCGCCCGATATAGCTGATGGCACCATGTGGCTAAGTGGTGAGGGTGGCAGGTGGAGAAGCGCCGTCTTACTTTCCCGGCCCGGTTTCTTCCTTGGATGTGGTTGATGCTGCATCTGCCGCTCCGATTTCCGCGTTGAACCATGCAAGGAACGATGTCGCCTCGGTGGCGTGCATCTCTTCCTCAAATAGATCGCGCAAGGCTTCCACGGGTGCTTCCGTGGCCAGCGCGGCGACAAGCTCCGGCGCGTTCTTCTCGCGGGTGCAAATGACCCACGCGATACCGTTGGCAAGCGCGGTGTCGTCATCGCCGATCCCAGCGGTTAGCTTCTGGATTCGGGAGAATCGGCCATATGTCAGCTTGCCGTATTTCGGGTGCGGCTCGCGGAGGATGGCGTCGGAAAGGATTTCGTCGCGGTTCATATTATTGATTGAATTGGCTGAGAACCTTCCGCTCGGTTTCCGATGAGCAGTCGGGGTGAAGGAACGCGATGCTCTCGCCCTTGCGGATAGCGACAAGCGGGCGGTCCCGCTTCACCGCGTCCACGATGACCTTGTGGTTCCACATCGCCGCCTTGACGTAAGCGAACGGGTGCTGCGGGTTGTTGACGTGGAAGTTCCGATCCCGCCAAAAGACGATCAGCTCGGCGGTCTTGTATTTCCCGCAGTTCGACACCGCGCCAAGCTGCCAGATGCGGGTATCTCCCGCCGCTGCCGTCGCCGTCTTGTCGTCGCACGGAATCCCCATCGCCGTCAAAGCGGCGACAAGGCGGATGTCCGATGTATTGCTCCCGTGGATGAAGGGCTGCATATTATCTATTATGGTTGATGAGGCTTAGGAAGCGGTCATGAACGGCTTGAACACGCCGCTAATGGTTCGGCGCTCTTCGGATTCGTTGCCGAGTCCGACGTTGCCCCCGGTCGTGATGACGCGCCCGCCAGAGGTGTAGCCGGTGAAGAACGCGGTCCACGTCGGAGCGTTGGCAATGACAAGCTGCGAGCCGAGCGTCCAAGTAGGCGAGCCGGTGGTGTTATATGCTCCCTCAATGGAGAAGTTCGCCCCCACCTTGAAGATTGCACCCGCGATGTCGTCGCCGTCGCCGTCGCCGATGTAGCGTTCCTGCGAGGTGATGTCGAAGCTGATGGATTCGGCGTGAAAGCCGGTTTCGGCGTCGAGTCCGAAGTTGATGGTTCCGATTACAGTTGCGGCCATGATGGTAGATTAGTTGGGATTGGTTGGAAGGTGGCGGGCGAACGCCGTCCACCCGTATTTCGCGCCCATTGCGCGTGCGTTCATGAAAGATTCCTGACTGGTGAGGTTCCACGAATAGACCTTCACGCTTGGTTCTGCGGTCTGGATGATTCCGGGCATCGCGTATTTCTGCCCGATGACGGACTCAACGGCAGCGCAGAGGGCGCGGAACTCGGCAATCAGGTCGTCCCCGTCCCCCTGGTCGTCGATGGTCTTGAAGATGGCCACTTCACCCGAAACGTCATACATGCCGTGGAGAAGCGCCTTGCGGATTTCGGCCGCCATTCCGGTCACGACAATCCGAACGTTTTCCTCGGCGTTGATGTCCGTTTCGATTTGCCCGTTGATGACCGGAGAACCCGGAAGCGATGCATCATCGAGAACGGCCGCAACGGCGGAAGAAAGCGCGTCTGTAATCGTCATGCCCATAGCATTTTGATCCCCTTCCCGTGTTTGTATCGCTGCTCGAAAAGGATTCGCATGGCGTTCGCCGCCTGCTTCAAAGCCGCCGCCTGGAGCTTGCCCGGCATCGCGTCATCCGCGTAACGGACGCTGTTGACGATCTGGTATTGGCCGAATGCGCCCGTGGTAGAGACGTAGCCGGTGCCGATCCCGGAGCCGAATCGGTTCATGATCTTCCGGCACTCCTTGGGCCAGATGAAGCGGCCCGCCTCGTTCTGCGATTTCTTGAAATTGCGTTGCCCGCCGATGGCTGTATCCGCCGCATACCAGCCGGTCTTGGCAAGGCCGATGGTCGCCTGCCGGTCCTTCACGAACGCCTTGCGCCGGTCCTCGCTGACGAATGCTAACGCAGGGGCTTTCGGGTCGAGGTGGAGAGCTTTCGACTTGCGGGTTGAAGTCGTGTGCCTGTTTCGGAGATTCGCGTAAGCCGCATTGGTCGTCTTGCGAGGGATCTTCCGCATCTTGTCGAACGCGACCTCATAGTCCATTACCTCCGGCTGTTCCGGGTTGAATGAGCTTTGGCCCTTGGACTTGTATTTGTTCCACCACTCCTTCGCCTTGTCCTCGGAATAGGCAGCCTTGATGAGTTCAAACGCGCCCGACTGCCAAGCGCCGTCTGACTTGTTCCGATAGGCGATCATCACATCCGATTCCACGCGGCTACTGAAGTTATCCATCGGCCACTGGTTCCCCTTGTTGGAAACAGGCAGCGTGTATTCCATGTAATAGAAAGCCGTGCGCTTCGCAGACAGTCGCATGTCCGCAGAAAGAGTCTCGGCGACTCGCTTCTGGAACTTGGCCGCTTTCTCTTGCAGCCGCTTGTCGTTGACTTGAAGCGCGATCATCGCCGGTCGAATTGTGAGGCGTGAACCAAGAAGAGGGTGGTGAAAGCTTCGCCGATGTCGGCGTTGATAATTCGGAAACGCTCGCCCTTCGCGAGGCCGGTCTTGCCGATCAGTTGAGTGCGGGTGATGCCTGCCGTGAGCGTCCCGCAAATGGAGGCGTCCACATCGAGAACAGGCCCGCCGTCTTCCGCTTGCGTGGTTGAAGAGACTCCCGACCAAACGCCCGTGAACTCGGTTCCGGTATCCAGAACCAAGGTATCTTCTCCTAGAACCGGGTCCGCGATGGCGGCACAGGATTGGAGGAAGTCGTCAACGGCGGAAGTCATTGTTAGAAAGGTGAAGGCCCCGCTCCCCTTTCGAGGGCGGGGCCGCCATGAACAACCTATACAGCAAGAAAACTTAGCCGAGCATGATTGCGGCGTGGGCTGGCTTCAGCACCTTGTAGCCCCACAGGGCGTGCAGGCGGTAGAGAACCATGCCATCACCCGGATAGACGCGGAGGTCGAAGCTGATTCCCGTGCGGGGGTCGGTGACGATCTCGTTGTCGATTGCCAAGTCCCCTTCGGCGGGGAAGATCGGCAGGCGGGTTGCGAGCAGAACGGCATCCGAAGACCATGCGATGTTGCGGGCGCTAGTAGCGTTGACCGTGATCGCGAGGTTGTCGGCGGCGGCTGCCACGATGCCGGGTGCGTTGATGGTGAAGCTGCCTCCCGAAAGGGCGGTCGCCACGACATACTTGTGAGAGCCGATGGTAACAACGTCACCCGCAAGGATGGTGCCCGAGCCGGTGTCAACGGTGACGGTGGTGGCGCCGACCGAGAGAGCGCCGTTGAGCAGGTAGCTTGCCCCTGATCCGGCCGCGGCGTCGCTGATCTGGGCGGATTCGCGGATGCTGAAACCGTGGAGGTTCAGAAGCTCACCGTCGCGGAGAGTCATCGTGTTCCCAGCTTCGTTCGCCTTGGTCAACTGGCCGAGCGTGCGGAGGGCTGCTCCGGCGCTGGTGTTGATGGCGAGCGAGCGGCCCGAAGCCGGAGCACCGTTGTCGTCAAGGATCTTGCGGACCTGTGCGGAATCGGCGAGCGTCGATGCGAACGGCGTGGTGCCTGCGGTGCCGTAAGCGCGGGAAGCGCCCTGCGCAATGGCGTCGGCGAGGTCGTTCTCCATCTCATTCGTGAGGACGCGGAACGCCTGGGCGATCTGGTCCTGTTTGATGGTGAGGAAGCCGGGGCCTTGGTCAACGCCGTAGGACTCTTCGCCGGTCCAAGAAAACGCGGCGTAGCGGTTCTTCGTGAGGGTGAGCGAAGCGTTGCCGATGGTTTGGTCGACAGCGGCCGGAATTGCCATGGACGGGGTGAACGTCGCGGCGGTGTTCGTCGGCGCTTGCGAAACTCGCAAGGTCTGGTTTGACGCGAGGCGGTCGGCCTTGGCATCGCGGGACACTCCGGGGATAACCCCGACAAGTTCACGGGAAACCACGTCGAGCGCGGCGTAAACGTCAGGGATGAGATTGGACAGGGTATTAGCCATGATGTTCGATTAGTGAGAGTTGGTTACTGTGGATCTTCGGTGACGGTCCCGCCGTTGTGGCGAAAGTTGGTCTTCTCTTCGTCCGTCAGCTTGGAGAGTTGTGAAACAGTCAGGACAAGCGGATCGGCCACTTGTTCGGACGGTTCCTGAGATTCGGTTTTAGGCTTCGCGGCCATGATATTAGGCGGTGATTTGACCCCCGCTGGCGCAGAAGTCGGACTTCTGGCGCGGGCTGAGAGCGTTGAACGCTTCGCGGGAGAGCTTCGATTTCGCAGCGTCCTCCTGTTCAGCTTGCACGATGTTGAGCGGAGGGATGCCGCAAGCCGCCATGGCGGTCGTAACGTGGGCTTCCACGGCATCGCGGATCGGCTGGCTTTCGACTTCCTCGGAAGCGGTAGCAGCCTTGATCGTTTCGGCGATGGCGGCCGGGGCGAGCTTCGCGGAAGTCGCGGCAAGCTCATCCTTGGTCGCCTTGTGGGCGGCCTGCTCTTCCGTGAGCGACGCCTTGCAGGATTCGAGGTCTTCCTTCACCTCGGCGAGTTCCTGGGTGACTGCGGAAAGCTGTTGATTGCCCCCTTGTGCGGCGAGCAAGTCGGCGCGGAGAGTTTCGTTCTCGGCTTCGGCAGCGGAGAGCTTTTCGGCGATTTCAGAGCGTGAAAACCAAGCCATGCGTGAGGCTTAGTCAAAACGCACAAAACATGCAAGTGCAAATTTTGTGCATTAAGGAACTAGTGCCATCAACTGCTGCCGGGCATCCTCTGCGGTGCCGATTTCGTCGATTAGGCCAAGCTCTCCGGCTCGATTGCCGGAATACCAACCTGCACGCCAAATCTCGGGATTTAGGGTTGCGCCAGCGGCTTCGCGACCGGCCGCGACATGCTCGCGGAACTTCTCGCCTGCCTCGTTGATACCTTCTTGTAGGAACGCGAGTTGCGTTTCGTCCGGCTCAAGATGGAAGGTTGATTTCAGGTCCGCACCTTCGGAAACCAGCGCCTTGAACTCGATTCCTTGCTCGCGCCAGAACTCGGAGCAGTCGGCCCATGACATGATCGTCCCGATATTTCCGACCGTGGCGGATTCGGTGGCAATGATGGCATTGCAACCGGCTGAAAGCTTGTAGGCAGCGGAACACGCGAGCCCGTGGCAGTGCGCGACCGTGGGAACAGAAAGCCCCGCAATCATCTTCGCGCATTCGATGTTGCCGGAGACGGTGCCACCTGGGGAATCGACATGGTAAAGGATGCCCTTCGCCCCCTGCTCAATCGCAGCATCGGTCTCCGCGATGATCGTCGAGTATCGGGTGCAAAGCCCGAGTTTTTCGTAAATGGCGGGGCAGGAATCCACCAATGCGTTGTGAATCCAGACATGTGCGATGCCGTCCGCGTCCATCACCGCGGCGGGGCGAAGCTCAAAGAAATCCTCAATCTGGATATTCAGCGCACTCGCCTTTTCGGGAACGTCGAGAGCCGCGAGTGCGAAGCTGGCGATGCTCTCCGGCATCATCATCCATTGCTTGCCGCGAAGGCTGGCGAGCATCCGAAGCTGGCTAATTGTTGGCTGGATCGTCTTCATTTCCCTTGGTGTTGGTATCGGCCTTTGCCGCCTCTTCGCCCATGTCGTTCGCGGTGAACATGCCCTTGTATCGCGGATCGAGTTTGACGCCTTTCCGTGACTGGATTTCCTCGAAGGCAATCTCCTTGTCGGCGGCGAGTTCAAACTTGCGCGGCCAGTAGCCTTCCGGGTCTTTCCCGAGGTCGATTAGCATGTCCTCGTCCGAAACCACCCCGGCCCGCCACAATTCCATCATGGCCTTGGAAATCCTGCCGTCGTCGATGGTCAGGATTGGCGGCATGGTGAAATCCCATCTCCACCAATCCGCCGATTCGCCGATTCGCCCGAGCTTCTTGAGCTTTTGGGTTGCGTAACCCATGATCCGCTTCGCGAGGGTCTTGAGAGTGCTTTGCCGGTCCTTGATGGTGCGGCGGGCAATCTCGATTTCTTTCCGTTCCGCCGTTCCTTGCCCGGTCGCAAAGCCGATCATGGAGACCGGCCAAGGGATGCCGGAGCAGGTGGATTTAATCATCCGGTCGTTGTAGTCTGACCACATCGCTCCGGGGTTCTCATGCTTGACGAGTTCGATCTTGCTGCCGGTTCCTGCGCGGAAATGCTTTACCGCCCCGCCGTCGAGGTATCGGGTTTCGACTCCGCGAGCAGGGGTGTCGTTGCCCTCGGTATTTGTGAAATACGCCCCCGGCATGCTATCGTCAGGCGTGCCGCTTTCATTGGATTCCACCAGCGCGATGCTGGACCGGATGAGCATGTTCAGCCGCTCCCATTCGTGCGACTGCATCGAGTCGCGAATGTCGTTCAACCCGTGAGTGATCGACGGATAGCCGCGCTTGCTCTCCGGGTAATCCGACTCGAAACAGTGTATCATGGACCGCGCCGAGATGTCCTTCCATGTCACCTTGTCGTCGTTAATGAAGCGGTAGGCGACAACGGTTCCCTGAGCATTGGAAATGACGCCGTCGTTGATCGGAAGTCCCTTGTAATCGCCTTCTGCGACCTTGCCGTTGACGGCGGATGCGCCGTCGCCAATCCGGTGGGATGGAATCACCTGGATTGCAGGGAATCCGCCGTCGCGCTCGGTGAGCAGAACGAAAACCTCGCCGTCCCGGTCCAGTAGGATGCTCGCGTGATACATCACATCGACAAAGCTCCGCCCTGCCCCGCGAAGGTCCGCAATCGGGCAAAATTCCTCGCGAATTACCGACTCCGCTTTCTTCCTCCATCGGTCGGACGTTGAAGCATTCTTCGGGGTCCATGCGTCCATGGTGGACCACATGGCAATCTCCCGGATGGCTCCCTTGATGGGGCCGAAATTCTCAATAATCATCCGCGAGACCGAGACCAGCGTTCGCCGGTCGTAGCTCGGAACCAGCTTGTCGATGTCATCGAGCCGGGTCGGTTGCCATGGGCGCATTGCGCTGTTCGACTCGCTCCCCTGGGAGAAGTTCCGCTGGCGATAAACCGGGTTGCCGTATTGATCGAGGATAGCCATAGGTCAAAAGCGGGCGTGGTAGGTTCGACTCGGGCGAACTCCGCAATCCAAGCCTTTGACCGCGAGCTTCAGCGCGTTTCGCCGGTCCTCGGTGGAAACATCGACGCGGATCGTGTAGCTCCCGCCGTTCTTGCTGGCGTTCACGATGCTGCCGTAAGTTCCGCCGCTCAACATGCCCGTGAGCAGCGCCTTCCGTGCCGCCTGTAGCGCGGCGGCAAAGGCGGCATCCTTGACCGCCTCGTCGTAGAAGTCCTGCGCCAAACTCACAACGTCCGCCATAAACGCAACTTATTTGCATTTTGGGCCGACATGCAAGCCTGAATTCCTGTTGCTTGCGGCTAGTCGGTCTCCGGCTGCTTCACATGCCCCCGCATCATCATGAAGCCCGTCGCCGCCATCTCGGTATCGAGTAGGTGATTGTCCTTCTTGCCGATCCGCTGCCAGATTTGCCGCTGGCGGTTCTCTTTGCCCTCGATCACTGTCACTTTCCGCTCGGCGTTCATGTGCTTCTTGTAGTCGGGCGAAACATCGTCGGGGAATTCCCATCGGCCTAACCGACCGGCTCGCAAATCGGCAAGAACGTCCTTGATGGGGTTCACGCACAGATTCAGGAAGCTCATCCGCATGCCGTTGCCGCTCTGGCCGGACTGAATCCGCGAATACGGGGCCTTGATGATACCGCTGGCGGTGTTGATCGGAAAGCTGTCCTGCTGCGCTCCGTGGTAGGCGGTCCAGCCGTATTTCGAGCATTGCTGGTAAACGAAGTCTTTCCGGTATTGGGCGTCCACCAGAACGCACTTCGGCTTCACTTGGTATTTGATCCGTGCCGCCTCGATTTCCTCGAACGTGTGGAGTTGGCCGCAGTTCAAGAGCTTGCTGTTTCCTTCCGAGTCACATGCGCGGATGGAATACCACATGGAATTTTGCTGGATGTCGGCGCATAGGCAACGATCCGCCTCGTTGTCGATCAACCGCCCGTCCTCGTAATCCGCGATGAGATAGCCGCCGCTGATAAGCTCCGATGGCGCTTCGTAGGCGGATGGCTTCCAGAACTCGGCGAGCCGCTTCTTGATGAAGATTTGCAGCAGGGACCAATCCCCCTTCAGTTTTGCTTCCTGCGCCTCCTCCCACTCCATGACCGCCTTGGCCCATGGAATCCGCCAGATGGCCAGGACGTTGCAATGGAACCCGACATGCCCCTTGATCGCGTTCTGATTGGTCGCGATGTAGCGCCCGGTTTTCGCCAAGGCCCGGCGTTGAATCGAGGTGTCGCGGAATTCCTCCGCGCAATCCGGGTTGGCGCATACGTAGCGGACGGTCTCGTTCGTCTTGTCCCAATTGATCGCGCCGTCTGGCAAATGCTCCTTGTCCCATTTGAGCTGGTTCCATAGGAACTTCTGGATCGTCTCGCACTTCGGACAGCGGAAATGAAACTCCCTCTGGTCGGTCTTCTTCCACTCGCGGTAAAGGTCGGTCTCCGAATCGTTCTCATCGACCGCGCCCTCCGCGTGCGAGTTGCCGCCCTGCCCGATGTAGAAAACCTTTGAGTTCCATTTGTCGTGGGTCCGCGCCTCGGCTTCCTTCATCCGGCCGGGGTAATTGTCCGAAAGCTGCCAAGCCTCTTCCAGCATCACCCACGGCATGGACTTCTCTTGAAGGTTGGTCATCGATGGTCCGCAAATATCAAGGTAGATACCATGCGGGAAAACTACCGTCGTCTTGCGGTTCTGGTGCCGGTTCTCCGGCATGAACGGCCGCATCGCCTCGGACTTCTTGAACGACGGGTGCAACCGGGTTTCCGCCCACAGCCCTGCCGTCTCATCCTTCTGCCCGACAAGCAACACATTCGACGGCGACTCCACGACACGCCACTGGATCGCGCCTTCAATCGCGGTGGTTTTACCCGCGCCAGGTGGCCACATCCAATGTAGCTTGCGAATCGAGTTGTCACCCGCCGCGTCCAACGGCTCCCGCATGTGGGGCGCGAGGTCGATATCAAGGTTCGGGGCTAGGCCCTGAACCAGCCGGACGTTTTCGTGGCACCACTCGCTTACCGTCTGATCGGGGCTCGGACGCATTGCCGTTGTCGCCCTTTCCAGTATCCGATTCAGTGTCTTCGTCTCTGGCATATTTTTGGATGATTTGCGTCCACAGAACCGAACTCATGTCGCTAAGGTTCTCCAAGGTCTTGCGGAAAACGGAATCCAGAAGCTTCTCAATCTCGGCTTCCGCCAGCCCCACAAGTTGGGGCGGCAAGGTCGCCTTGGCTTCCATGAGGGAAAGCTTGAACGCCGACCCGAGAGCCAGCTTCGCCCCGTCCACATCCTCTCGCTTGAACTGCTCACCCTCGGCGAGAGAGTTAGCCAAGGCCAGCTTCTTCACCTTCTCCTTGGTCTCTTCCTTCTTCCAGTATTCGTGGGAGGTGTCGTCTTCGGCGGTGAGAGCGCCAATCGCAGCGACCCACTCGGGAGGCTTTGACCGCTGGTTCCAAATCTTCTTGATGACCTCGCGAGTGTCCCAAATATCGACGCCTTGCTTGTGGTATTGGCCAAGCTTTACGTCTGAAATCCGGTGGATCTCAGCTAGGCTTTTGATTGAGATTTCCTTCATGCTTCAGTCGTTTTGCCTCCCGTGCCTTGGCCAAGTTCGCGGTGCCGGATGCTCTTTTCTTTTCGCTCGGGGCCTCCTTAACACCCTTTTTCATGCGGCCAAGGGCTTGCGCGTGGGGGTTTTTCATATCGCAAGAGCAAGCTGCGGTTGGGTGATTTGCGCTCCTTTGGCCAAGTTCTCTTTCGCTGCCATCGGCCGCAAATTGGTGAAGTGCCAGCATCGCCGAACATGATCCGGGTTGGTGTGATCGAACGCGGAACACGGCATGATGTGGTCAACGTGCCAATTGGTGCCGTAGTTCTCCCACGACATTCCGCGCTTGAATTGGGATTCAAGGTGCGCGGCGAGTTGCCGGGTATCGCATCCGATCAACGATGAATTCCATTTCTTGGACGGATCGCGGGCAATGTCCATAATCTCCTTGAAGCGGTTCCGCAGGTTGCACGCTATCCTGAATCCAGGATCTCGTTTGCGTCGCTCCCGGAAATACTTGCTCGCGTATCGCCTTTTATGCTCCGGCGATTGGGAAGGGTAATGGCTTCTGTCCCGGTGAATTTCTCCGTTGAAAATCTTCCTGTTCCTGCGGACTTCCGGCGTCAGTTGCTCAAATATCCTGCGGGTTTCGCGCTGTTCGACTAAATTGTCCCATATTGAAGCCCAGTCGGGGAAGATCGCGATCTGGTCCGATATCCACAGTGCTGCTTCCTCCTCGCCTCCCAACCATCCGGTCAACGGAAGAGGTGCCATGATTTTAGCGTGGCTATGCCATGAACCCTGTGGAGGCACTTGCGCTCTTATTCCGATCTTCCGCCAGTGTGCCATCAAATATGGCTTGCAAAGCCTCAATAGCTTGCTGGCTATCTTCACGCCGAGGCCAACCTTCGCGAAGCATTCCGAACAATTAAGCGCCCCGATATGAGCGGAAAGCCGAATTCTCCGGTTGCTTTCGCCAGCGCACGCGGCCCCACAGAATTTAGACTCGGAGCGTGTTGCTCGGTATTCGATTGAGCAAATCGGGCAAATCTTCGTGCGCACGGACTCAACAAAGCGCAATCGGGCTGCTTTTGCAAGCTTAATACGGGAACGCGAACCTTAGTGACAAATGGGTGCATAAAAACGTTCCCCAAGTCACTGGAACC